CTCTAAATGTGTTAAGTGCTTTTCTATACTCTTCGTTCTTTTCTCTCAACATACTAACTTCAGATTCTAAAGATTCCATTTTCAAATTTCTGTTAGGAGTTATTCCTTTTCTTAAACCCCTTCCTTCTTTTGAACCCATTCCGTATGTTCTTGCGGCTTCTTTAGTTTCTGTCTTTTTTACTAATTTGGATTTGCCGGCCATGTTTTCACCTTTTTTGTATTCGAACTTAGCTTTACCCATTCCAACACCTTTAGTTCCTTGTTTCATATCTTCTTTGAAACCACCGGTTGTTTTTTTGTAGGAAAATTTAGCTTTACCCATTCCAACACCTTTAGGTTTAATTCCCTTTTTTGCTTTCTTGTGACTGTAAGATTCGTCCATTTGCCATGACTCATCTTCTTCAGAATCTTCATCCATTTCCATAGACTCGTCTTCTTCAGAATCTTCATCCATTTCGATTTCATAAATGGTTTCTTCCATTTCTTCTTCAGAATCTTCATCCATTTCCATAGATTCATCTTCTTCAGATTCTTCATCCATTTCCATAGACTCGTCTTCTTCAGAATCTTCATCCATTTCAATTTCATAAATGGTTTCTTCCATTTCTTCTTCAGATGACTCATCAAACTCTTCTCCGGAATCAGAAGTATCACTAAAAAGTGAATCAATTACTGCGTCAATGTCGCTTTCTTCTTCGTACATTTCGTTAATTTTTCTTTTTGATTTTGATTCGCCAAGTTTAACTAGGTATTCAGAATCAGTATTATTATCTTTTAATGATACATTTGAACCATCTTTTTTAATGATAATACCATCATCTTCACCCATTGCTTTGAATACTTTAAGAATTTCTTCGTCCGAAGCGTGAGTTAAATCAATTGGAGTTTCTTCAGAATCCATATCCATGTCCATTTCCATGTCTGTATCCATATCTTCGTCGTCTACATCCATTTCAGTGTCCATGTCCATTTCTTCTTCGTTATCAGTATCCATGTCCATTTCAGTGTCCATGTCTACATCGATTGTTTCCTCTTCGTCATCTTGTTCAGAAAGGGATTCTTTTACTAATTGGCCGATTTCTTCCTTCATTGTAGAAGCAAGTATTCCTTTTGCATTTTCTGAGATTGCTTCTTCAACTTGTTTCATTTGAAGTAAAGCCTCTTCAACTAATGATTTTTTTTCTTGCATAAATAGTTTTATTTATTTTAATCTATAAATAGTATCAAAATAGAAAAAGTTTATTTTTTATAGGATAAACCCATAAAAATTTATTTTATTTGTTATATATAAATATTTCCATTTGGGGCAAAAAAAAAGTGGTCATTTGACCACTCTTAAAAATCTTTAGTTATTTTAATCAATAACCTCATCAATTTTACTTTCAGAAACTGAAGTTATTCTCCATTCGTGTGTGAAACCCTCGTATTTCTTTGTTACTTTTGCTTCAACATCAGTTACGGAATAACCGTTAACCAATTTCTCTTCTCTAATTTTTTTAATTTTACCTGTTTGTTCGTCAGGTAAATCATACTGAATTTTTGCTACAAAAAACTTTTCGTCCATAATTAATTATTTTATTTTCCTAAATAATCGGATAATTTTTTCATTAAATCAATAGACGCGTCTAAATTTCCACCTGATTTCATTTTTTTCTCTTCTTCTAAATTTTCTTCATACTTGTGTCTATCACCCTCATTTGAGAATAAATACGCTCCCGGTGTAGACGGAGATGAAACTAAATCAAAACAAATTAATTCAAAGTCATCTTGAACTTCATTTCTCTCACCAACTTTTTTTAATGAACCTACTCCCCTTGAAGAGACTCCCATGGTCACCCCTTGTCTCATAAGATTTGCCGCAATATCTCCTTTTGTCGATACAATACCTCTTTCATGAAATCCCGGAGAAGTTAATAGTTTGAGTTTCCCCATCAAAATATTTTTATCCCACCATATATCAGTTATTAAGTGAGATACTCTATCTAAATCAATTAGAGATGATTCAGGGTGATTTAATTCAGAAGTGGATAAACCTTTCTCAATTATTTTTTTATATTTTTCAGATTCTCTTTTTAATATAGGTTCCGGATAAAATCTACCATTTCTATTTGGTGTATTATATTTCTGTAATACCGCATAGAACTCAAAAGGATTTCTATAATCCATATCTTTTGATTCTTGAAGTATTTTAGCATTGAACTCATCTTTGGGGGAAATATACCCCGCATCCATTTCAACTAAAATCCCAAAACCGGTTTCGTGAGATTCTAATATTCTTAATTCTTTCATTGTTATATTTTAAGATAAATATTATGAAATGGTATTATTTCTTTGTTAATGTAAAATCGAAGTATTTGTTTGGGAAAAAATTATGGTCTTGTATGTTATTTATAATTTTTTTTATTGAGCTTTTTAACTCTGTTGATTTAAAATCTAATTCTTTATCTGTAAATAAGTTTATTTCTAAATTTAAGAATGATTTTTTTCCATAAAAAATTCCGCTAGTTCTTAGGTCTAAATCTACGATTGAATGGGGGGTAAAGACTGATGTGTCTATTGATGTAAATACTGTGTGTTTAAGTTCCCTACTGAAGTTACATACTATCCTATTCCAATTTTGAAGTTCTTCTTTTGGGGATACCCAAGATTGTATGTTTATATAAATAGATTTCAGATTTTTAGAATCTACGGTTCCATAAACCGATTTAAAATTGTTTGATAGGTTTATTTTTACGCTTTTTCCTTTTTTCATTAATTTTCATATTAAGATGTTTATTTTTTTTTAAAAAATATAACATATTATCCTTAATATCAAATTTTTCTTTATATTTAACAATATATGATAATAGTACCGGTAAAACAAAACGAAAATATTGAGAAAGCACTAAAAACTTTAAAATCTAAAGTAATTAAAACTAAACAAAATCAGATTTTGGGAGGTAAAAAAGAATACACAAAAAAATCTGTTAAGAAAAGGTCTGAGATTTTAAAAGCAATTTACAAAGAAAAAAATAGAAAAAATTAAAGAGATTCCACTAATTGTTTTAATTTTAAATAAGCAACTTGGTCAAACTTCTCTGTTTTAATTCTTTCGACAGTTTCTGTTATTTTATTTTTAACGTTGTTATCACTTTCTTTTTCAATTAAATCATTCAATTTAATTTCAGCGTCTTTTTTCAAAGATTCAAATTTAATTTTTAATGATTTTGTATCTTCCTTTATAATTTCCATGAACTCTTTTTTGGATGATTCGTCCAAAGTTTCTATGTATGTATTTAATGTTTGGTTTGCAACCTTAATCATTGAACTAATTGGGATATTAACAGATTCTTTCAATTGTTTTTTAGGTTGACTTAAAACTTTAGCAAGTTTCTTTTTATTTTCCAATCTATCATTCATATGGATTGTTTTACCATTAATATAAACTAATTCATCAATTTCTCTATAATTGTTTTTAGACTCTGAGATTTTAATTTTTGGTAATTTAACTTTAGGTAATAAGGTTCTAATCAATTCAATTCCCTCTTTAATAAATTCATAGGCGTCCTGTTCAGATAATTCCTGCGGGGTTGATAAATCGTCATATAGTGAGTAAAGTTTTAAAATATTTTTATTATCTAAAACATCTTCTTTAAACTCTTTAAGTGATTGTTTAAATTCTTTTCCGTCTTTATATGATTCTATTAATTGATTCTCAATGATAGTTTTTATTTGTCCAAATGTCATTTTATTTCTTTTTATATAAATATTATGAATTTAATAACTTATCTAATTGTAAGTCCATTTCATTCAAAGAATCCATACCGGTTTCAAATTCCAATACCTCAGCACCTTCAATTAATCTATTCTCAACCAAAATATTTAATTTATCCATTTTTGATTCTGGTGTTACTTCTCCTCCCGGTGGTGGTGCTCCGGCTTCTTCCCCTCCTGATGGAGGTGGACCACCTAACTCTCCTCCACCTCCAAATGATGGTGGTGGTGTGGTTTCTTCACCTGGAGGTGTTGCCCCAGCTGAAACAGATGCGGTCCCACCACTAGCACTATTACCATAAAGTTTATCAATTGTATCGAATAAACCTGTTTTAGTAATAACTGTTGGTGTAGATTTTAATTCTTCACCTATTGCTCTTTCAAATCTTTGTTGTAATAAATCTGTTCTAATTTCATCATCAGAGAAACCAAATATATGTTTTTTAGCCCAAGTAGATGATACGGCTTGAATACCATTTCCGGGGTCTGAAACCAAATCTTTATATAATAATATTTTTTCCTTATAAACATCAATTTTAAGTAAGTCTGCTTGGGTAGACGGGTTTGTTAACCCTAATGTGAAGTTAGATAATTCATCTTCAAAGCCAAGCAAAAATAAATGTACAATTGCAATTTTGTTTAGCTCTTGAACCATACTTTTTTGGATTCTGTTAATAGTTCTAGCAAATCTAATATCTTGTAATGATAAATTTTTACCATCCCCAACAGTTTCTTCAAACCCTAAAAACGCTTTTGGAACACGAAGAGCTGTTAATAATTTCTTTTGAATATATTCAATATCTGCAATCTCAGATAAGTTTGTTGCTCCCGGTAAAGTTTCAATTGGACTTGGGGTTGCTGGGTCACGTACTGGAATAAAGTAATCTTGGTCTACCGCCATTTGATTAAATCTCATATCTACATTACCCGTATTCTTATCAACAACTTGTTGTCTTTTAAACTTGTCTGCAACTCTGTTTACATATGGTTCAACATCCTCATCATTCATATTACCCACAAACACTTTAAACACCCTTCTTTCAGGTGCTCTTGATGTTCTATAGATTAGCATCGCATCTTCAGATAATAATAATTGTTTCCAAATTCTTCTTGCCTTTTCTAACATTGAAGTTCCATAAGGAAGTTTTCTATCGTCACCCAATAATCTAAAGTGGGCGATTTCCCAAGATTGGAATGTAAGTGCTTTATTTTTCCAAGTAAAAGTTAATGCCTTTTTAGCCTCAGTTTTACCTAAATCCACAGGATGTTTATCTCCCATACCAACTTCGTGTCTCTCAATCTCAATGTTTGGTAACTGTTGACACCCAACAACACCTTTTTCGGGGTCTAATTTAAGATATATAAAGTTATCGCCAAACTTACAAGTGTTTCTTGTCCACATAGGTAAGTTTGTATTAATATCCAAAACATTATTAAAAAGGTCGGCTAATACGGATTTAATTCTTTTAGATTCAGAATAAATCTGTAACATAAATCCATCTTCATTTACCGTTGTAGATTCTTCTGCATATATATCTAAGGCTGCGGATATTTCAGGTGTATATTCCATTGATTCGTAGTCATACGTGGAAGATAATCTCGATGGTTCATAATAAATTGCTTGAGAGTACAGATTATTTTCAACCTTAGCCCATTGTTGTGCTAAATAGAATGTTTGTTGTGCTTGTAGTTTCTCCCTCTCATATTCACCCCTGTCTTTTGTTCTTAATAATTCCTTCTTATCAAGTTTAAATTGGGGATAATCTTGTCCCATTAGTGAATTAGGTCCAAATGTCTTACCTAACCTTTGCCATACCGTTAAATTATTGTTGTTTTCAGCCATGATGTAAATTTAATTCAATAAATCAATATTATAAATACTTACATACCACCAAATAACCACCCATATTTTTGATAATCCTCTTTTCCGGGTCCTTCACTTGGGAAATGACCCATTTTTTGATTTCCTTGAGGAACCAACGGGTTAAAAAAATCAGATGAGTTTTTATTCTCGTTTACTGCGGTTGCCCAAGAATTAATCATTGCCTTTGTATGGTTTACATTTTTTGTTATTTGTTGGAATGATTTTTCTGCAACATAACAAGCCATGGAAATAGACATAATACAATCATCGTGATGTCCTTTTTGGTGGTCTGGTCTACCATTTATGTAAACAAACTTAGCCATTTCGTGATACAATCTTGATGAATATATTTTAAATCCATGTCTTAAACCTTCTTCAAAAGATGCAATAATCTGAACTCTTTTTGAGTTAAAATTTATTCCGGGTATTTTATCGTTAATTTTTGGGTCCCACTTCCATTTGTTCTGTGTGTCTACATTATCAACATACATTCCGGCTCTGTAACCCATCTCCTGTAATTTTCTTGATGTTGCAACCCCCATACCTCCCGTTAAATCGGTTACACAGTATGCGTTATACATACTACCCCATTTATATGCAATCTCCGCCAAAATGTCCGGAGGAACCTTACCAACATATTCCAAAACTTGTTCCTGTGTATCAAAATCAATAATTTCAATAGAAGAATAATCTTCAGAATCTCCTCTTGATACGTCAAGCCCCATCACATATTTATGGTTCATTTCAGGTTCCTTAAATATCCACAACGCATTACCCATAAGTTTTGCTTGAGGCTCTATTAACATATTCTGTGATATATTCATCATCATTTCTGAATCAAATACATTATCACCCGAACCCAAAAAGTTACATTCTAATTCTTGAGCCACCTTTCTCTTATCAAATTTGAGTTTTTTAATCATTTTCTCAAACCAATCAGAACAAGGTTTATACCCTTGTTTAATATATTCTTTTGTTATTTCGTGGTCCCTATCATATGGATTATCAACCGATAAATCAATTACACAATCTTTTGGATATTCGTCTCTGTGTAGTAGGTAATGGCATAAGTCATTGGTTTTAACCATATATAAATCCTTCGTATACCTTGGGTCTTTAAACCAAAACATTTCAGAAATCTTAAAATCATTATCTCCCCTCATCGCTTGTTCGTAAATCTCATAATATATTTGGTCGTAACCGTTAGGTGTGGATATAACAATAACTTTACCACCGGTAGAAAGTGATGCCATACAAGCAGCCCAGAAATCCGAGTCGGCATCGATAAACGCAGCCTCATCAAAAATAAGAATAGTTGGAGTATAACCACGAAGAGCGTCCTTTGATGTTGCAACCGCCTTCACTTCACAATCATTACTCATTTTAAAGTGTCTGGCAGCGTTTTTCTCACTTGAGAACGTTACACCTACCCAAGTAGGCCACTGCTCCAAAAACCCTCTAACTTTGTTTGCCATCTCAACTGACGTATCAAGTTTGTTGGCAATAATCAGTATTTTTTCGGGTTTGTTCTTTTTTGCAAATGCGATTTTTTTTGAAGCCCACGCAGCGGTTACTGTAGAAACCCCCGCCTGTCTGTATTTTAGGGCAATATTTTCATTGTATTTTTCATAATCCTCAATCAATCCAACTTGGTCCGGGAATAAATCCAACGGAACATATTTTGATTTTGTGTTATCGTAAGTTTGTAAATAAGTCCTCAACGCATAAGGAGTGTCCTTATGGCATTTTGTGACTTCAATAATTAATTGTTCTCTAGTCATATTCTATAAATACCAAACCCCTCCGTTAATTTCTTATTGGAGGGGTTTTTATAAAATTTGTAAGTTTATTTTGTTCTTGATATACCTAAACCACTTAAAAAGTCATCTAAATCATCATCGTCATCTCCATCATCGTTTCCACCGTCTTCATCCTCATCTTCATCACCCATAGATTGTCTATACTCTTGTTCGTTTAATTCTTTAATGATTTCATTAACCATTCTATCTAACGCTTGAGCACCTTTTGGGTCTCCGGCTAGTATTGCTTTTGATAATTTAAAGAATTCGTCAGCTGTTAACATAGAGAACCTTGAAAATAAATAATTTCTAATAATTTTGTGGTCATCTTCGAATAACTTATCAGGAAATGCTCCCAAGAATTTTTCCCAAAATACAGGTCCTAATCTAATGTCCCAAATTTCAGCAGGTAAAGTATCTTCAGCGCCTGTAACCATTTCTGCTTGTCTTGGGTCATCCGGTAATCCGTGTGCACCCAAAATATCATAAACACCTTTTAATAGTTCGTGAACTAATATAGGAAAACTTGATGCTTTTGCTCTTACTGTTGGTGGGTCTGTTGATAAATCAACTTCTTCTTGTCCTGCTTGACCTTCACCGGAAGCAGCCATTTGTTGAACCATTTGTTCAGGATATAACCAATACAAATAATCCAAACTAGCCATAGATACACCATATAAATTAATAAGATTAGGATTAATTTGTTCAATCTCATTTCTTACCAACTCAAACATGTAGTGTCCTTTTTTAGCCGCCCCTTGAATTAAAGAATTAATAAATCTTCTCTTCGCTTTTTCCATATCAAACTTTTCAAACGCATCTGCAAAATTTAATATGTCTTCAGTATGTTCCGGGGCCTCTTGAAATGCATCCTCAATTTCTTCATCACTAAATTCTTCAGATTGACCTTTCATTTCTTCAGAAGCGCTAATAGAACCCATAGGGACTAATTCAGCCTCAAAATTGATTTTACCTTCAGGAATACCCATTTCTTTTTTAACAAGTTCAACCGCTAAATTTTCTAATGTTTCCTTATTTTGTTGTTCAATTTGGTTGATTTGTCTCATCATACCCATTGCACTCATCATTAAGTTCATAAATGCGTTTGGACCTCTTAATGGAGCCCTTGTTCCTGCATATCTTTGAAACTTATCAACAACATCTTTAAATCTTTTTGACGCAACAATTTGGTCAAAGTTTTTTTCACCTTTAGGCATTGAAGGATGTTCTGAATAAGGAGTTTCTCCTCTTTCTAATTTACTTTGAACACTTGGGTCCATCCTTTCGGGATAATCACCGTAATCGATTTGCTCTTTAATTCTTTTATTTTTCATTTTATTTAAATTTAATACCCATACTTTTAAATGTTAACCACTCAGGTAATCTTTTTGTTCCTGCCTTTGGAGCGGGTTGTTTACTAGGACTTGGTTTGAACGGGTCAAACGGTTTTTCTTTTGGAGGTGTTTTGGTTCCCGGTTTTACCGTTGGTTTTTCTTTAGGTTTTGCGGGAGCATCCATTACCGCTTCTTTAGTTTCGTGTTTAGCCTTTGGTTTTGGTTGTTTGTGTGGGCTAGGTTTGAACGGGTCGTGCGGTTTTTCTTTAGGGGGAGTTTTAGTTCCCGGTTTTTCCTTCGGTTTTGTTTTTGTATCTTCCGAAAGATATTTCATTAAGTCACCTTTTGTTATTCTTGGTGGGATGTGTTTCTCTACAATTCTCATAATTTCGTTTTCTAAAAACAAAGATACGGGATTTTTTCCTTCTTTCAAACTTTTTTTAACCGCCATTACACATCTTTCAAATTTTCTTGTTTTTTTAGGTCCAACTTGTGCGTGACATATTGCCCAAGGATTAGGTTCAGATTTTTTACTTTTTTTCTTACCCTCACTCATACCAATCATTTCTGAATCGTGATTTTCAGGAGATGTATCATCATCCATCCCATCATCCGCAGGATTATTTGCGTCATGAGGTCCTTTCTGACCTGTATAAATTTGGTCCGCATCTAATTCAAAATCATCTTCCTCTTCAAGCTTTTTTTCATATACTTGGAAAGTTTGTTTTTGAGATTTCAATTGATTAATTCTATTAGTATCAGTTCTAGGAACCATTGTTGTTCCTTGTGGAGTTTGTTCACTCACTAGTTTTGAGTGTAATATGTTAATCTGAGACTCAGTTAGTTTTGAAACTGTTTTAGAGGATAATCCGGATTCAATTAACTCTAATGCTTTTATATTATTTTTCATATACAACTTTTTTTTCAAATTCAAGGATTAAATCCTTTTCATATAATAAATCTTTTATTTTCTGTTCGTCATCATTAAATCTAAACACCATTCTTGGTTTTTTAACATCTTCGTCTTCTTCCCAAGCTAAAGCAACCACACCGTCAACCGCATCAACCATTGAAAAATAATCGGAGTTTTGAATCAACTCCAATTTTATGTTGGTGTCTTTCAAAACTCCTACTTTTTTAATATATTTTATTTCCGGAGGTAAAGGGTAACCATTACAAGGTTTACTCTCCCAATTGTCCCCCCAAACTTCCATTTCATCAGAAAAAATAAATTCATAAACATTATCACCTTTATAGTCGGGGCCTAAACCGTTAACATAAATTAGATAATTCATAGAATAAGTCCTTCTGGTGATATTTTAATTTGTTTATCTTTATTTTCAAAGACTAAATTTTTCTTATTTGTTTTTCCGACAAACTGAAAATTTGAATTTTCTTCTAAAAATTTTTTGGAAGCCAATTCTTGTTCAATTGTTTCACTCAATTTAACAACTTGAGACATTTTTTTTCTAACAATATTTTTGTTTTCTGTTTTTCTTATATTTCTGTTCTCTTTTATTGTTTTTTTCTCTTCTTTTGTTATTTGGAAATATTTTGAAATAACTTTATCAATTTTTGATTCTCCAAAAATTGAATCAAAAATTGCTCCGTGTCCTTCAGCCGCCTCACCTGGTGCCATTTCTTCACCACCCATATCTTCCATACCCATATCTTCCATACCCATTTCTTCACCACCCATATCTTCCATTCCACCTTCCTCACCCATATCTTCATCTTCTTCAAATTTAGACATAATGTCTTCTTTATCTTCTTCTGATAAGTTTTTCAAATCGGCAGCAGATAAAACCATATTAATCACATATTTGATATTTTCTGAGGTTAAACCTTTTTCATTATCAAATTCTCTCATTTTTTGGGTTAGTTTTCCGGTAAGTTTTTGTATCATTTTAAATGATACTTCACCTCCTTCAGGTTCTTCACCACCCATTTCTTCTTCACCTTCAGGTGCTGGAGGTATTCCTTCATCTTCTCCTCCTGGCATTGGTGGCGTTTCATCGTCTCCCATAGGTGCTGGTCCCGCATCAGGTGATGGTGGTAATTCCGGTGATGGAACTGATGGTGGTTCTGCTGGAGGAGGTGTTGGGACACCTTCATCTTCAACAGATGATTTAGGAGTTTTTAAAACAAACTTTTTTTGTTCCCCAAATAAAGAAGTACCTTCTTCGTTTTCAGTTAATCTATTAACTTCTTTAGTTAATAGATTCAATCTTTTTAAAGCTTGTGAATATGAAGGATAATATTTTCTATTCTTCATAGGCTCAATATAATCGGTTTGTGATTCTGAAATTGTTTTTTTAATAATATAACCTTGTCTTTCTTTAATAATCTCATATTGATTTCCATCGGATAAGGCAATATTATATTCGGACCTCGAAGTTTCATTAACATTACTTGGTCTTACTTCATTATATCTTGAAATCTCAAGTATTCTTTTAATTTTGTCTTGTCCTTGTAGTTTTTCACTACCGAGAGGTTTTAAGTCGCTCATATTTTGAGTTTTTTGTTTTTTTATTTTAATTATTTAATCCGTTAAATCCGCCAATAACTATTGCACTTAAATCGTTAATAGTTCCTTTTTTATTGTCTGAATTTAAACTAGCATAATATACGGGATGAGGAACAGGACCCGGCCAAGTACCTCCACTGAATGAACCCTGTTTAGTATTATCTATTTGATAGTATAAATTTTCATTAAAAACACCGAATCTTGTTTGAGTTGGAGTTTGAGTTATGGTTTGTGATGGCGTTTGAGTTTGTGTTGCGGTAAGAGTAGGTGTTTGGGTTTTAGTTGTTGTAACACTTGGTGTTACTGTTTTTGTTGGTGTTTGAGTTGGTGTTTTTGTTGGTGTTTGAGTTTGTGTTGTGGTAACACTTGGAGTAACACTCGGTGTTACCGTTTTTGTTGGTGTTTGGGTTTTAGTTGTTGTAACACTTGGTGTTACTGTTTTTGTTGGAGTTTGAGTTGCTGTTATTGTGTTTGTTATTGTTTGAGTCGGTGTTTGAGTTTGTGTTCGTGTTATTGTTTGGGTTGGTGTATTAGTTTGGGTTGTAGTAACACTTGGTGTTTGAGTTTTAGTTGTGGTAACACTTGGTGTAACTGTTTGAGTCGGTGTTTGAGTTTGTGTTTGAGTCGGTGTTGGGGTTACTAAACACGCTGCACAACTTGAATATAAAGTCATACTAGTAACGGTATCTGTTGCGTTACTACCTAATGAAGATATTACAAAACAATTTGATGGTGTTTCGTTAGAAAATGTTAGATAATAAACTCCTCCAATAGCCGGAAACGGACTACTAAAATTTACATTTAAATCACTTCCACCGGCGCACGGTATAATATTATAAACTGCCATTTTTTTTCTTTATAAATATACGATAATAAATAAATATTTGAAAATTAACGAGATTCTTCTATTTTAGTTTCAATTGATAAATCTTTATCAATTTTTTTATTTAATGTATCAAATAATTTTTGAATATGACCCGACCTTCTTAAAAATTTAAAAACTAAATTTTCATAAGATAACTCCCCTTCTTTCTCTAATCCCGACTTTCTATAATCTTTTAATTTTTCTCTTATTGCATCTAAAACTTTTCCATCTTTATCTTTTGATTTTTCAACCGCAGAATCAATTTTTTCCGTCCATTGAGAAATCTTTTTCTCTAAAGATGGTTTATCTAATTCAAATTTTAACTTTCTTGGTGAACTTATCCATTCGTCATTCATTACAGAAAAAACTCCAGTACTAAAATGAGTTTCTTCCGCATCCTGTGCATATAATTCAACATCATAACCATAAATTTTTATGTCGTGTTTTTCGTTAAAAATTTGTTTTTTAAGATTAAAATTTTCTTTATATAACTCACTTTCGTCTTTAAATTGTTCAAAATCTATAATAATGTGTAAATCAAAATCTGAAAATTCAGACCAATTAAAATTAGCCAATGAACCGGTTAAAACGATATCATCAACAAAAACATCTTCACCCAACTCGTCAATAAATTTTTCGGAAATCTTTAATAACCCTTTTCTAACCTTATCTTTCATTTTTGCAGAATCAGGTTTAGTAGGATTTTCCCAAACTTTGGGATTTAAAGTTTTTTGCACTGAAAAACTATCAATTATTTTTTGGAAATTTTTCATATACAATAAATAGTAGGAAACTTATACTTTTTTGTACTTGTATTTTTTAGCAATCTCAGACATAAAATATTTTCCTTGAGATTCTGCCATTCTGAATTTTGTGTAGATTTGGTGTGGAACATTTTCATACTCATATTTCAACCCATTATTGAATTCTGTAACAAGTAGTTTTGTTTCAGTATCATACTCTGTTTTCTTAATATTTGAAGATTCAATTTCATTAATAATCTTCGTCCCAACTATCATCTCTTTTTTTACCGCCATCGTTCAAAGGTGTTAAATGATTTATTTTTAAAAGTTCCGGCTCCATATAATCTGCCAAATCTTTTATACTTACATTAAAACCATAATCATTAACTTTTTTTAATAAAGAGTTTAAATTTTTATCTATTATAGATTTTAAGTGCCACATTTTTTGTGAATAATGAGGAGGAGAAACTAAATCCTCTTCCGAAAAACCTAATCTTTTAAACTCTTCTCTTAATTCAAAATAAAGGTTTAATATTCTTTGTTTTTCAATACTATCTGATGCTAATCTTTTCCAAGGTTCCATAATATATAAATATTAAAAACCCTCACTTTTTTTAGTGAGGGTTAAGTTTTACAACAAACTTATTCGTTTTTTCTTTTCCGTTTTTTTGTAGTTTGCAACAAATACGGTCAGGATACCGTCTTCTATTGTTGCTTCAATGTTATCGGGGTTATATTCCTGTCCGATTCTGAATTTCTGTGAGATTGTTTTTTCTGCGTCCTCACCATTTAATTTGTATGTTCTTTTACCATCAATGTAAAGAACTCCCCCTTCCATTTCTACTTTTAGGTTACTCTTATTAAACCCGGGAACGTCAAAGAATAGATAAGCTCCGTCTTTTGTGTAGTTAACCTCATAAGGTTCTTTATCTGAATTTTTTACAACCATATTACTATATGTTGGTTGTCCAAAAAATCCATCAAACAATTTGTCGAAATGTGAATTCATGTAAATCATAGTTTTTTTTGTTTTGTTTTTTAAATTTATTTGTTTATCTTTACATAGTCAAGTTTGGTGCCAACGTGTATATTACGACAAACTGTCATATAAAAAAAATATTAAAGACAATCTGACACGAATAGTTGGCTAAGTCCAAAATTTGATATACCTTTGTAAAAACATTTAAATTATGAATGAACTTATGGATGATGACGACGACAAAATGATGGGTAAAAAAAATAATGACTCATCTGATAGCAATACTCCGGTATTGGACAATTTCAGTAGGGATTTAAATAAACTCGCTGAAAAGGGTAAATTAGACCCCGTTATTGGTAGAGAAAGAGAAATTTTAAGAATTGCTCAAATTCTATCAAGAAGGAAAAAAAACAATCCAATTATTATTGGTGACCCTGGTTGTGGTAAAACTGCAATTGTTGAGGGTTTGGCGATTAAAATTGTGAATGGAGAATGTCCAAAAAACTTGGTTGATAAAAGAATTGTCGAACTTGATTTAACTTCAGTTGTTGCCGGAACAAAATATAGAGGACAATTTGAAGAAAGATTGAAAGTAATTATGGAAGAATTAAGCAATAACCCAAACATTATTGTTTTTATTGATGAAATCCATACACTTGTTGGTTCCGGAAACTCTTCCGGTTCAATGGACGGTTCTAATATCTTTAAACCGGCTCTTGCTCGAGGAGAACTACAATGTATTGGTGCGACAACCATAAATGAGTTTAGAAAAAATATTGAGAAAGATGGTGCACTTGAAAGAAGATTTCAAAAGGTTATGGTTGAGCCGTCATCAGTTGCGGAAACAATCACAATACTTAAAAGTGTTCGTGATAAGTATGAAACCTATCATAAGGTAAACTATAGTGATGAAGTAATTGAAACTTGCGTTAAGCTTGCTGAAAGGTATATTACAGATAGAGGGTTTCCCGATAAGGCATTTGATATTTTGGATGAAGTTGGAGCTAGAATGCAAACAGAAGTTAAAGTTCCGGAAGTAATTGAAGACCTTAAAAAACAAGCCGCCGAAATAAAGCAACTTAAAGTAGATGTTGTTAAAAAACAAAACTACGAAAA